CGTTATCAATTTTAATAAGCGCTATATCTCCTTTAAATCTATCTGTAGTAAAATAAAAAACGGTCTTATTTATCTCCGAATGTAAATTATTATTATGTAAAATAATATAATTTTCGTATTTTACATAATTGTTATATGTTTGGTCAAAAAAAGTACTCGAAATATCAAATAGTTTACCATTAGTAGTTTTTTCTTCTATTTCTCCATTTTGTTTAAAAAGAAGAAAAGTTCTCATATAACTATATCTATTTTATAATTTGAATTTTTTAAACGTGTAAAACGCGCTTTTAAAAATTATATAAAAGCAAGGAATATATTATATTATAAGTAAGATGTCTGATACAAATGACACTCGTACCTGGTCTAACGAAATTAAGGATAAAATTAAAAAAGCAGATATAAACGACTTACTTTTATATTACGAAAATTTGAATTCAAAATGGACGATAGACAAAAAGAATATTCTCGCAGGAGCGTGTAAAAATTTAAATATATCCGATATTTATTCAATTGATACAAGTTTACTACACGCCGAGTTGGAGAAAGCTATTTATGAGACTACAGCGCTTTATTTAAAATTTAAACAGGTTGTACCCGACTTTGAAAAATACAAAAATAATTGGGATAGAATTTATGAAGTTATTTTTTATAGTGAAAGATTAATTAGAGATATTTATCTTCTTTATAAAACTACAGAAGAATCTCATAATCCACTTTCAAACGAAGATCCACATATGTTATTTAAATTTAACAGATTTACAGACGATTCTAAAAAAACTTCTTACCAAATGTATTTGCTTTATTTTTTGGAAAAAATCCCAGAGGAGGGATTTACAAAATATGGATCAAATCTTTACAAACCAATTATTAAAAATGGAAATAATACACACGCTTGGAAAAAACATTGCAGCATAAAAGAATATATTTATCAACAAAGTGATCACAAAACAAATTTTAACCAATGGAAAAATGCCACGGCAAATGGGATCAGTAACATAAATAATACGGAAAAATATTTTATGGAATACGTTGGTCCAGAATTACCAGCGCTTATAAAAGATCGGCATCTTTTCGCATTTAAAAATGGAAATTATATAACTAAATATAATATTGCGGATCCCGGTGATACGCCCATATATACGGATGTTTTTGTACCATATGGACAGTCCCATCCATATATTTCTAGTTATACAGTTGCCTGTAAATATCACGACACTACATTTGATAACTTTGAAGCATATGATGACTGGTTTAAAATTATGGATCACTGTCCAACGTTTAAAAGCGTATTAGATTATCAAGAATTTCCAGAAGAAATTCAGAAATGGCTGTGTATTTTTATGGGAAGAATGTGTTTCGATATCGGTGAATTAGACAACTGGCAGGTTCTTCTTTATTTACTTGGCCAGGCAGGTGCTGGTAAAAGCACTATTTTAATGAAAATTTTACAAAAGTTTTATGAAGAGGAAGACGTAGGTATCATATCAAATAATATAGATGCTAAATATGGTATTAAACCGCACGTAAACAAGTTTATGGTTATAGCTCCAGAAATTGCTGAAAATTTCAAAATGGAACAAACAGATTGGCAATTACTAGTTGAAGGCGGTAGAAACACATACTCAGAAAAATATAAAAACGATGAGACGATAGATTGGAAAGTACCGATGACGATGGGTGGTAATAAAATAATGAGATATAAGAATAATTCAGAAAGTGTCTCTAGAAGAACAGCTGTTATTAATTTTTGGAAAAAGGTACAAGTTACTGACACAGAAATCGATAAAAAACTATCTAGAGAAATTCCTTTTATATTAAAATTATGTGTCAAGGGATATCACTCTGCTCTAGCTACATACGGAAAACGCGGAATTTGGAATATTCTTCCTAAATATTTTCATGAAAATAAGGAAGATATGGAACAAACTACAAATTCTTTGCAGAATTTCTTAAAAACAGGTAACATAATCTTTGACAAAAAATTGTATATCCCCCTGAAAGTATTTTCACAAGCATTCAATGATCACTGCCGTGAAAATAATTTACCGCGAGAACAGTTTACTAAAGATTATTATATGTCAACTTTTACAAACAATGGTCTAAAAGTGGTTACACAGGGAACTAGAGAATATCCACAAAAATCAGGCATATTGTTAAAAAGATGCTCTTTTATTGTAGGACTTGACATTGCAAGCGATGAGAACTTAATTGATGATCCCGAGTAATTCTCGTTTTAAAAAGTTTAATAAAATATTTTAAAATATTAAATATGGAAGAATTAAATAACAACTTTTTAATTTATTTTTTAATATTGTTGTGTATTTGTTTAATATTATTTTATCTATTTTATAAATTAAACAACAAGGTAAACGTTACTAATCAAAAATTAGAAACACTAGATAAATTTTTGTTCGGAGTTTTACTTAAAAATGTAAAACAAGAACAAGAACCAAATAAATCCGAAGAAGATAAATCCGAAGAAGATAAATCCGAAGAAGATAAATTCGAAGAAGACAAGTTCGAAGAAGACAAGTTCGAAGAAAATAAATATAATAAAGAAAAACCAAGTAAAAAATCTAACCTACAAAAAATAATAGAACAGGACTCAGAAAATTCAGACTAATATATTTTCGTAATTTTCTTCAAATAATTTAATTATTTTTTTATAAACTTCTAGATACTCTCCTACGTCGTTACCTCCGGTTATAATTATACTACCAGATCTAAAAATTAAACACGTACACGCAGATATACAGTCTTCAGTTAAGATTTTAATATTAATAGCTGGATACTTGTTAGGATTAAAAGAATATCTCTTTATATAAGATAGTTTCTTTTCGTCAAAAAGTTTGCACAAAGTTTTCTGTTTAATCGTTTTATTAATTTTAAAATCTGAGTTAATCATACATATTTTAACTTCAGATATAAAGGCATCTTTTTCTAAAGCTTGTATTTTAAATAAACGTTTAAATATTTTTCTAATAGCATACGATATTGCTGTAACGTTTAATACTCCGGCCATTTGTATTTTTCCATTAGAAAAAATTTTAACGGAAATCTTAGTCTTAGGTTGGTATTTTACGCCAATATAGTAATGTAAACAATTATAAAATTGTTTTTTTAGACAATCTTTTCCATATATATCTACGTACCTTTTAACATCTATTTTACTATTAAAATTACAAATGGTGGTTATTGTGGATATGCTCCACGGTTTTATAAGTGTAAATTTACTATCATTTAAGGTCTTAAAATCGGCAAAATTTTTAAGTATATAGTCAAAACTACAAAATTTTTCTCCGCAAATACAATTTTCATATTTACATTTTGGATCGCAAATTATGCACCCCATTTTCACAATATTATATAATAGTTTTCTTTATATATCAATATTTTCAGCAATTTTTATTTCAACTAGTTTTAAATACTCTAATAAAGTAGCGTTTTTAACAGATGCTTTACAAGCTTTTAAAACAATTGAAATTTCTTCAATGGGGTATCTTTTTATTAAATAATTAATATAATATACAAATCTTGGTAAAATATTCTCATACGTATCTTTCAAAGATAACGTTTCTACCGATTCAAGTTCTTTAATTAAGTCGTAAATGCAATACGTAATTATGTTGAATTCGGCACTTTTAACCATATTTTTAGATATTAAAATTTTAGTAGATCTATTTCCATAATAATAATTAATAAGGTCATTGATTTTACAAATTTTACTGTCTGGTATTAATTGTCTAGTACATGGATCTCTGAAATCCCCCGTTTTTGAAAAGTAAGTCACTATTGTTTTAAAATCGTAATAAAAAAATTTATCGTTAATTTTAAAAGAAACGAATGGATAAATTATTATCTCGTTACATATTGGACACTCTTTAGATAAAAAAAGTTTATTTCTAAAATTGCGTTGAATTATTTTTACAGCATTGTGTTTATTTAATAGATTAATAAGAGTTGTTTTGTTTAATTTTGAAACAAATTTAATTTTATAAATTTTTGCGATGTTTTTTAAATTTTTTAATTTAAATATATTTGAAAACTTAATTATTGACATTTTATTTATTATAATCTTTTAAATTATTAAATAAAACCGTTTAAAAAAAAAGATTATAATAAATAAAATGTCAACTTTTAAAGTTTCTAAAAAACAAATTCACACAGACGTTAGATCTTCAATTATAGCTAGACATGAAAGCAAAATAAATGAAATAGAAATTGAAAATAAAAATTTAAAAAGTTATAAAGAAGAACTTGAAAGTTTAAAAAGTAAAGATTCTAGTAAAGTCGATAAAATAACACATCTAACTGATAAAATTAAAAATATAGAATCCAATACAATGTTAGTAGATTATTTATTTAACGCTATAGACTTTATTAAAAATATAGATAACGCTGAAAAACAAAATATATCTAGCGAATGTAATGGTGAAATCTCAAAGTATATAAAATTAGATTCAAAAAATGATAAAGAATTGTTATATAAAAAATATATATCGACGTGTTTTCCGGAAGAAAATACAAATTATGTTTTATCCTACTATAATTTTAAATGTAAAGAATGTGGAAATAAATTGATAAACGATACATCAGTTGGTATAAACGTATGTTACACGTGTGGTAATATAGAAAATTTTAATATTTCTAGTGCCCAAGAATGGAATCATGCAGATACTCACGAATTTAATAAACCTTTTTGTTATAAAAGAACTAATCACTTTAGAGAATGGATTTCACAGACTCAAGGACGTGAAAATATAAGCATCCCGGATGAAATTATTAATTGCGTAATAGCAGAGATTAAAAAAGAACGAATCACCGATAAAAAAAATATTACTTATTCCAAAATTAAAGAATTTTTAAAAAAATTAAAATTAAATAAGTATTATGAACATATACCTCATATAATTACAAAAATTACTGGTGAAAAACGAAATCCAATTAACCAAGAATTGGAAAACACTCTAATTCAAATGTTTAACGAAATTCAAACACCTTTCGAAAAATGCTGCCCTAAAACTAGAAAAAATTTTTTAAGTTACTCGTATACTCTGTATAAATTTTTTCAACTTTTAGATAAAAATGAATATTTAAAATATTTTCCTCTACTCAAAAGTCGAGAAAAAATGTATGAACAGGATGCTATATGGAAATGTATATGTAAAGAATTAAATTGGACTTTTATTAGTTCAATGTAAAAAAGTATTAAAATTTACAATAAATACATAATTTATGTATTATTATGTATTTATTGTATTATTATGTAATTATTGAATATTCTATTATTTAATACATAGCAAGAGTTGCCGCACCACCTTTATATAAAACAGTTGTTTCTCCTACACATGTCACGGTAATTCCTGAAGTTTTTCCAGTAAATGAATAATTTCCGCTAGGGAGAGGTGTTCCTGTAAATCTTAATGTTAACCTAATGCTATCAAACCTGTTTAGAGGTACACATGAACCAGAAAATGCAGTAGAAGCTAAAGGAAATACCATTAAAGGCGTTTCGCCCCAATGCAATCCTTGACCATCCGAACCATCCATATAGTCAAGTCGCAACTCGCTAGCTATATGACCATTTAAGAGTGTAGGCGGAGTCTGAATTCCCAAATGTTCAGGAAAATTATTTATTAAAAGGCTAGCCGGTACACTACCAGAAAACGAAGAAGAATTTAGTTTTAATTCCGCATCTCTCACGATACAATTTCTAGACATATCTACGTTTATTATTAAATGAGAGGCGTACAAAGAGAAAGCATCTAAATCTACTATAATTTCGGTACCGGTAGCCGGAAGCGGAGATCTAACAGACTGAGACATTTTGATTCTATATGGTATTCCATTAGGAATATTTCTTATTTGGTCTCGTTCTTCTTTACATAACATAATTTGTTTAGCAAACATTCTTACGGACGATATAGTTGTTCGCAAAGCGATACTACCGGCGGCGCCGGCGGCGGCAATGGCAGCATTACTGGAAAAATCGAATACAGCAGTTTTGAATGGATATCGGGAACGGAGTGTAGAGAAGCTTTCTCCACTGGCGTCTCCCCAAACGGCTATTCCTGCTGGGAATGCAGCACCACCACTTGGGTCGTTTATTGCCGAAAAGGCGCTAACGTAACTACTGTTATTTGGAGTAGGGGTAGCAATTCCAGCAGACGTAGGAATTGGAAAGGGGGATACAATATATTCTGGTACTATATTATTCTTAAATATTAATCTAATTTTAACAGACTGTTGAGGAGCTGCGGCCATTAAGTATCCGTGTTCTTTTACATTTGTAAATGATTTTATAGTATTTACCATATTAGAACACAAAGCAGGTATCCAAACTACAGTCCTTACAGTTTCTGACAAACCATTGCTGATAGTTGGTAAATTGGTAGCAAAACTTGCGTCTACGGCAACTCCTATATTACTTCTAGGTACGCCATGATGATACCGCGGAGAACTTAAAGAAAACGCATGTTCAAAATTAGCACTTTTTGTTCTAGACGTAAAATTTAATACTTTTACATCGTCTCCGGTTAGGGTATGCCAAATTTGAGTTCCTACCATAAATTCGACCCTGTCTATTATTTGATATGCAAATGTCGGTATCATTTCAAAATCGAAAAGTCTCAATCTGCTACTTACAGTATTGGCTGTCACGCTTGACATATCTACTGCAAAATTAATATCCAAATAAAGATCTGATAATAAATCTATATCATTATTGACTGTAAAAATTCGAGTGGATCCAAAATTATTTACTCTTCCGGTAGATCCAGAAGATACTACTTCAACGTAACTAGATCCATGTAATAATTGTCTAGTCGTGTCATTTTTATTCCAAAAGACAGACATTATGTCGCCAGCGTCGTTAATTTTATTTGTTACTGCAAGTCCTTGAGTTCCAGCTCCGTTATAGGCAGCGTGCGCTGCAACTGCTCCTGACATATTTATAATATATAAAAGAAAATAATTTTAAATTTAATACGT